TGTGTCAGCCCTTCCTAGGCAGCCGCGATAGTGGTGATCGTGCCGCTCGACCCCCGAAAAACGAGCGCGCCACCGGAGCAGTACAGGATGCCGCCGCCGCTGGGGTCAGTGGTCGGTGCTGTGGTCGCGTTCGCAATGGAGATGACGCCTGCGCCGCCGCCCAGTGATGGCGTGCCGAGGCTCAGGCTTGTGGTGGTGCTGAGGGTGACGCCTGCGAACGCGGCTTGTCCCGCCGCGTTGACGTAGGCGAGGACCGTGTCTGAGGAGTTGCGCCATTCGGAGAGGTTCGCTGTTTGCGCGGAAGCACCTTTGATGGCCAAGCCGATGACATCCGCGCCCACGGTCATGATGGATCCGCGGAGGTTGCCTCCCGCGTAGCCGCCAGCGATGAAGCCACCGCCAGTGAAGCTCCCATTGGTGTTGATACTCGCTAGAACCGACCCCGCACTGCTTTCCCAAGTTTGCAGATTCGCAGCCTGTGAAGCGGTGCCCTGGATACGCAGTACCACGGAGGCCGGGTTGTCGCCTGGCGGACGCATCTTCATGTACGCCATCAAGCCAAGCGAAGAGTGCGCGCGCAGAGCAGCAACGCCTTGAGCAACCATGTAGAAACCAGCACCGTCGCCTTGGATACCAGAGTCGTAACTACCGGCTGTGTTTACAGCAAGACCAGGAGCACTCAGAGTTCCGTTGATAGTGCGTACATGACCTGATGCGCTGACGCTCGCCAACGTTGTAGAGGCGCTGTCTTGCCAGATCGTGAGCGCGCCCGACTGCGCCGCCATGCCACGCACCGCAAATGCGACGTTGGCTGCGTTGCCCTGGTTGATCGCGACGAGCGAAGTGGTCTGGAACCGCAAGTACGGACTGACACCCGAAACGTCAGTCAGATATTGGGTGTTGAGTTGCCCGTAGCGATCCCAGCCGCCGATCTTTGCGCCACCCGAGTTCCTCACCGTGAACGTGTCCACGGTCGAAGCTGCGTAGGCGTTGACCGTGAGGGGAGTGGTTCCGGTCGCGTTTGTCGAGAACGATGACGGGCCAGTAAATGCTGCTCCTGCGAGCAGCGCATACGCTGACGCCGACTCGGTCGCCATCGTCCCGAGCCCGAGGTTGGTGCGCGCTACTGCCGGGTCTGCGATCCCGCCGAGGTTCCCTGCTTTGCTGAGGTAATCCGACGCGGTCGCGGTTGCCATCGTGCCGAGGCCAAGGTTTGTCCTGGCCGTGGGCAGATCCGCTAACCCTGTGAGGTTCCCGGCTTTGGTCAGATAGTCGGTGGCCGTGGCGGTGGCCATCGTGCCGAGGCCGAGATTCGTCCTGGCCGTCGATGCGCTGGCGAGGTCACTTAAGTTGTTGGCTTTGAGTGCCGCGCCTGCCGCCGTGGTCGTCACGGAATCGACGCCCGCCGCTAGGGCGTTGCAGTAGGCGACAAAGTTGGCATAGCCGCCGATGGCCTCATTAGCGCGCGTGCCCGCCGCAATGGTTGGAAACGTCATCATGCCCCCGTCATCGTTGCTACTGGTGCTGTCGCGTTTGTCATCGCTGCCGACGCGATCGTCGCGTGCGTCATTACGCCAGGCCCGGAGACTGATCCGTCGAGCGTCCACGCGCCGTCGAGGGACTGAGGTCCGTCGAGAGCCGCGCTCGATGACGCCTGGAACACCCCAAGACTCATCGCGCCCATGTCAGACCCAATCCGCCAAGACCGTCGCTGTGCCACCCACGCGCAATCGGCGCATCGTGGAGTTGTTGTCAGGTTTGATGGAGAACGTTTCGGTGATCGCGTCGCCGTCGCCGTCCGCGGTGATCGAGAACCACAACGGGTCAGGATGCTCCGGGACCGCGATCTCGAACAGCGCCGTCGACGGTTCAGTGATCGTGCAGGTCGTGCCCGACGTTTGAGTGAGCGTGACGACACCAGTCGAAGCGGTCGCGTCGACCCGATAGATGTTGGTCGCGTCGTATTGCAGGTCGGACAAGCCCAGCGCCGGTCCAAGCAGAACCTCGGTGTCGTCCTGGGCGACGTCGTCGAAGTAGTACGTCTCGGTGGAAGCGACACCGGTCAGTTTGCCCCAACGAAAACCGTTAAAGTCCGTCGTGCCCTGGTTCGCGGTGGTCGTCAAATAGGTGTCGAGCGCGGTCGTGGAGTCGCCAGCAAAATACTCGAACTCGATGGTGCCGTCCGATGTGGAAGCGCCATGCTTGTAACGAATCTCTAAACGGTAAACCGTGTCCACAGCGAGCGCCGCGGTCGTCGTGAACTTGATCGTTCCAGCGTCGTCGGTGATGTTCAGCTTGCGGTCAGTGCGGAGGTGGATTCCGCCACCAAATCCGGTGTTACGAATCTGAACAATGTCGCATGATGCAGATGGTGCGGCAGGGAACCGGAAGTAGCAGCGAAACGTTTTCGCCGCGCTCGCGGTGACCAAGGAACCGCCGACCGTGGAGTCCCAGCCGAGAATCGCAGTGTTGCCAGACGTGCCTTCACACTTGAACGACGTACTGCCTGAGTGCGCCCACGTGTTCGAGTATTGGCGTGTGCCGCTCGATGAAATGTCGAGTGCGGAACCTGCGCCGTTGTCGTCGGAGTTCGCGAGCGTGACCGATGTGCCGCTGGACGCGCCTTCAGCATTGTTCGAAACGAAAGTCATGCCACCCTCAAATCAGTGCCGCAAGGCCAGTGTTGTCGTACACGTTGCCGCTGATGGTTGCCATCGATTTGGTTGCCGAATCAATCAAACCTGCGCGCCCGGTGATCCACGTTGATGCCGGTGAGAAACGGTTGCTTGTGATCGTGACGAAACCTGTGTACGCGCCTGGACCGAACGAACCGGTCTGCGACAAGTTGATGCCGACCTGGCAGTAGCCGGTCCCGATCGAGTAGATCCAGTTCCGGTCGATGAGCACGTTCGATGTCGCCGCGACGTCTTGAGTCAGCATGATGGCCGCGTTGTGTTGTCCCGGTGATGCTTGGCCCATCTCGATGCTGTTGCCGACGAAGATGAAGCCGCTGCCGCCGTGAACTTGGATGCCGTCGTTGTGGGTGCGGTTGTCCGAGTGGCCAGGGTCCGGTGAATAGAACCGGGTGTTGCGGATCACCGAGCCGTACACCTTCACGTTGGCGTATTGCGCGCCGATACCGTCAACAGCGCCTTCGAGCACGCAGCGGTAAAGCGTGAAATCGCGTCCCTGGATGGCGTTGGTGTTCGAAATGTTTTGAACGGAACCGACGATCGTGCAGTCCCAGAACTCAGTCGGTGTCACGCGCGACTGGAACGCTTCCACCGTTCCGAACGATGAGCCAGACGGAGTTCCGCCCTCCAGCTTGCAGTAATAGAACTTGCAGCCGTCGTGGCGAATCTTGGTGCGCCCGGTGACGCGCAGGTTACGAAACACCTGGCCCGCGTATTGGGTGGTGAGGTCGCCCTCCCACAAGGTCAGCGTCTCTTCGTTCGCGACGCCAGCGGTGATGCCAGCCTGCGGACGATACGTGCCGTAGGTGAGTGCGTCACGGGTCGCGAACGGGTCACGGCCAGGCGCTACCCATTGACCGGCAGAGTTGAACCGATACAAGACCCCAGGCATTTAGATGATGTCCCAAGAAGTGCCGTTGCTCTGAATCGTCAACTTGTCGTATTGGCTCGACAGTGTGGACGTGGAACTACCGTCGATCGTTTCAGCGCCCGAAGGGTCGATGGTTGCCGTGTTCGCCGCGACTGTCTTCTTGAACGTGTAAATGCGTCCCACCGAGCTTGCCGCAGTTGGCAGAGCGATGGTGACGTTGCCGCTGGTTGTGTCAATGCGGATGGTGTGATCGTCCGAGGTCGCTGTGTAGTTCGCGGTCTTGGTGACCGTGGCAGCGGTCCCGGCCGCGTTCGACCATTTCACTTTCTGCGTCTGCGCGGTGTCCACAACAAGTGCTTGACCGGTGGTGCCGACAGGTAGGCGTGCCACTGTCCCGGAGCCGGTCGCGACAAGGATGTCGCCAGCGGCGATGAAGTCTGACGCCTGCAACAAGTCGATCGGGCTGCTAGAGCCCCACGCCGCTGTCGGTGCAGCAATCCAGGCGTCGCGTTCCAGCGCGATACTCGGGGGAGCCGCAGCGGGAGTGTCGAAGGAATCGAAAACAACGATCCAATCAGCGGGAACGTTCGGGCGACTTCCTGGCCAGGAGCCCGAGTAGGTCACCCACGCCGTTCCTTGGAACAAGCGCGTGCCATCTTCGATGGCTTCCAGGCGCGCCTTGACAGTTGTCTCGCTGTCGGAAGGGTTCGTGCCAAGCTCGCCCTGGATCGCTTCGATCGCGTCACCAAGGTCGTTGTGCATATCTTTATGCGTGCGACCGCCGACCGTGGTCGTGGTCGTATCTGATGGACCGATCGTTGCGAAACTGTCTGCGCTTCCTGGGTATGACGATGCCATTACGCTGCGTCCGTTTCGTAGGTGCCGCTCATCTGCATGAGGTCGCCGGTAGTCCAGGTGAATGGGTCGGTTGCTGTGACTGCTGTGATCTGACCAAACGTGGTGGCGGAGTACAGGCCGTAGATTGTTGCCTTGTCCCAGGTGGTGGTACTCACGTGCGCGAGTCCGAAATACAGCGCCGCGCTCACGTCGAACAGGCCACAGTTGAATACCTGCGCGCCGTGTGCTGTTTGAGCTATCGACAGCGGGACCGTGATGTTCGGGGAAGTCGATGCGCTTTTCGTGGTGGTTGATCCAATCACTATCTCCGCGCGGAAATGAACCGTTTTACCGATCCGGGTGTACTTGCCGGTGGCAGTCCCATTACCCAGTGACCAGCCGGTGCCGCCAAGGACCGGTGTGTAGGAAGTCCACGGGTCGGTGATGGCCTTCAGGTTGTCGCGCAGGTGGGTGTTGAGCATTGAGGCGACAACGTCTTCGCCTTCAACCCATGTGCGTGGCGCTGTCCAGGCCATATCTAAACCCCTAGCTTCGTTGTTGAACCGAGCACCGAGTGGCCGTCAGTGCCGAGCCGCCACACAGTGTTTGAACCGTTGACCGTCGTTGTGTTGAAAGTGCGTTTCCAGCCGTCACGTTTGATGACATCGGTGACGCCTTCAACGAACAGGTCGTAAGTGCTCATCGGAGCAGTTGCCGGTAGGCCAGTGACCTGAATGCGCGAGTTCAGCGTGCAAGCGAAGATCGCGTCCATATCGATGGTGGCCTGTTTCGTCCAGGCGTCAACCTCGAGTTGGTCGATGCGTGGCATCTTCGGGTCAGCGTTCGAATTCGCTTGCCAGTTCACAAACGATGCCAGCTGCACGTCGTCAGCGACGATGAGTTCCATCGTGTCCGAACGGGTGCCATGCTGGGTGACGCTGGCATCGTTGACGACTCGAATCGTTGGACCGCCAGGGCGCGACCCGCTTACGTCGTTGAGAACTGTTGAATCGTCCAGGTCGAACGTGGTCCCAAGGTTCACGTCTTTCGCTGTCAGCGTGAGCGCGACCGGTGCGTTGTAACGCACGTTGCGCGGAGCCATGTGCGGGATACCGGAGCCGTCAACGTCGACCGCCGACAGTTCAGCTTTAGCGACCGTCTCCAACGCGTCGAGGACGGTTTGCCCGTTCAACTGTTGGCGGCCCACGGTGGACAGTCCGGTCCCGCTGACCACGCCTTCAAGACCCGCGTACCGGCACACGCGCAGGAACCGGTCGGTGCTTGTCTCGTTCGCTGCACCGACCATCGCGGCATACGCTGCCGACATTCGGGCGGTGAAACTGGACGGGATTTCCCACGCGGCACAATGCGACACCTGACCCGAATACATCGCGGCGGTAGCGCCGCCAATGCCGAACGTCACACCGAGTGCAGGGAACGGTCGCGGCGGGGTCTCTAAGAACGACTGCGCGCCCGTCCCAGACTGCGTGCCGTTGACATACGTCAGGATTCGCCACTGGCCCGATGGGGCACGAGTCAACGTTGCACCGACTTGGAACCATTCGCCGGTGGTCAAAGGTGTCACAGCGTCAGCCGAGAGGAAGGCTGCGCTCGGTGTCCTTGCTTCGGCGCGCAGCACACCAGTAGCAGTCAGGCGCAGTTCGAAGCTCCAGCCATCGACCGAACCGATCCTGAACAGGCACGCCGAACCGGCTGGAGCTTCGAACGTGTTCATAAAGCACGAGATCGCGTAGCCGCCGGTCAGCCCGAGTGCGGTCGTCGGGTTCGGCACATAGTTGGGTTGGGTTCCGGTGTAGCACCAGCCGTTGTTGATGTCCGCTGGGGAGAAGCCGACAACGGTGCCGTCATCGACGGGTAGTGCTCCGACGCCGGTATCCACCGATCCGCCGGTCCCGATCTGTGTCGGTGTCAAAGTGAACGATGCACCGCCCGCGACTTCACCAACCGAGGAAGCGCCAGCGGCTTCGGTGAGAGGGAACAGCGCAGTCGGTGACGTCGCGAGATGCTCGTGCGTTTCCCAGTGCCGCAGTTTTACTTGCTGCATCACCGACAGGCGATCGTTCGCTGTGACCTGCACACTGGCAGCGTTCGCCGGATCAACCTTGTACGAGTCGATGAAACCGGTCCACAACATTTGCAGGCCAGCGTCGTAGCCGCCGCCGGAGTCGTACAGGTCACCGTCGTCGTACAGGTCAGAGTCGTTGTACAGTTCGCCGCCGCCGCCGCTGGTTGGTGCGAACCAGATGCGGATCGGTACACCTAACCGCAGCGGATGCCATTGGCCGTTCACGTTGCCCGGGGTGAAGTCGCCGTCAGGGTTCTTGAACGTCAAAGACGCACGCCCGACCTGCGCCTGCGAGCGGTAGTCGTTGCGGCCACGGCTGCAGGTGACGCCGACGTCCATTCGGACGCTTTCTGTGACGTCGACCCACACTGGTGCCGCCGTCAGTTTTCCCGCGGTCGGAGCGATTTCGACCTTGACAACCGGTGAGCCGACTTTCGCGATGTAGGTCATGCGATGCCCAGTTCGCGTCCGCCTTGGGACTGCTTGAACTTTTGGATTGCTTTCACGACTTGGATTCCTTCGACCTGAACGATCGACGTCAGGACGAGTTGACGGTCGCCAGCAGCGCCAGCGTTGTACGCAGCACCGGCGTTCATCACGTCCGGGTTGTATTCGGCTGCGACCCCCGCATACGCAGCGGCCTGATTCGCGCCGTTGAGCAGTTCCTGTACGGAGCCCGGAGCCTTCTCAAGTTCGTCGGCAAGCTCAAGCCCACCGTCTGGACCCTTCTCCCAAATCTCACGCAACAGTTGTTGGCCGCCTGGTGTGCCGCCCCACACTTTCGACAAGCGTCCGAGCGCCGCTGTCCAGCGGCCCATCTTCGCGACACGCTTGCGTACCCAATCCATCACGCTCGTGGGAGCGTCCGCGATCTTTTGGCGTGCCGCTTTCAGTCGGGCCATCCCGGACTGGCGCGCCGACGAACCAACCGCCGACGAGTTGATGTCTTCTTGCGCGGCTTGCGCTTCGGCCTGCGCGTCAGCGAGCGCGTTCGGGTCGTAACCGGAAATCAGACCTGCTTGCCCAAGAAACGAACTCGACGCGGACTCGCGTGCGCTGGCCAAAGCCTCACGCAGCGACGCCGTGTTTGACGACTCCCAGCGACCGCCCGTCTTTTTACGCAGCGACGCGAGTTGCTTCTTCTTCCACGCCTTCTGCTTCGCGGACAGATTCGACTTCTTGCCCTTCGCGAAGTTCTCAACGCCAACCATCGACCGGGTTTGTGACGCGGTGAACACGTGCGAACCTTGCGGCAGTGCAACTAGTTCCGGCCCACGTTCACCGACGATGCCCAGACCATGAGCGGGGCCACCTTTCGCCCAAGAACCGCCGCCGCCTGAACCGCCTGCACCGCTGACTGCCTGCTTGGCTTCCCGCGCCTTGTCGATCACGGCTTGCAACATCCCAATCGTGCCGCCGACATTGACAGATACGCTGATATTCGGGTCCGTGTGGTCAGCGTCGAGCGCTTTCTGCCGCGCCTCGTCAAGCTTTCGGACAGCGGCCTTCGTTTCGGCGGAAACCTTGATGCCTGGCTTCTTTGGCATCCGTTCGATCTTCCCGGTGACTGCATCGACGCGCAGACCAACGTTCGCGAGTGCCTGCTCAAGGCCTGGTGTTGCCTGCGCGAACTTGATCAGTTCGTCGGGTGTCATTTGGCGTTCCATCTGCGCCCATTTAGTGACGAGTCCGTCAATATCACCGGACGTCGCCATATCGCCTATGGCTTGCTTGACTGCGCGCAAGCCTTCTTCAGCGCCTGGGGTTGTCTCGCCAATGTGCTGCAGCAGCGTTCCGAACGCTGCCCCTGGGATCATGACCGATGCCATAGCCGACGAGATGCCGCCCAGTTCTTCTGAAATCTTGAAACCCGCGAACGCGCCAGCAGCAGTGGCGAGGATGCCCGCGAGGACAGCGATCGATGAGCCTGCGGCACCTATGCCGCCAGCCGCTGTTGCGCCCGCCGCGCCCGCGGAACCGAACAGACCTCCCAGCCCACCGAGTCCACTGGAAACTGCGCCTATCGGACCAGACAGCGCCGAGAACGCCAACGATGCGACCGCCAGACCAACAAGCCCGGTCTGCACAGGTTGCGGGAGATCACCGAACGCTTTAGCAAGGTTCCCGAGCTGCTCAATGATCGGAGTGATCGCTGGCAGCAAATCCTCGCCGAGCGTCATTTTGATGTCCGTCATGGCCTGGTCGAACTTGCGCTGCGCTTCCAGGTTCTTCTTGTAGGACTCGACCTGGTCGTCACCGATGACCTGGTTGTAATCCTCGGTCTGCTTCATCAAATCTTCGATGCCAGCTTTGCCCTTGTTCAAGAAGGGGAGCAAGGCTGCGCCGGAGCGGCCAAAGAGCTGAAGAGCGAGCGCGGTCTTTTCTGGACCGTTCGGCATCTTGGCGAAAACCTCAGCCATGTCTGGCAGCGTTTCGGTGAGCGGTTTCACCTTGCCAGCGGCATCGGTGAACGAGACGCCCATCTTCTTCATCGAATCGAAAACTGGACCCTTGCCCGACTGCGCGGCCTTCACCAAGTTCTTGTCGAGCAGGCCCATCGACCTCGTGAAAGCGTCCATCTCTTGCCCGGACATTTTCGCAGCGAAACGCAGCTTCGACGACTCGGCGACGGTGCCGCCGACCGCCCGGTTGAGCGCCAGCGATTCCTTCGTCACCTTCTGAAACGTGTTGACTGAGTCTTTCGCGAAAGCGGTCAGCCCGATCGCCGCGATACCAGTCGCGATTCCGCCGACTGCTTTACGCAGGCCACCAGCGTGCTTGGACGCGGAGTTGAAGCCTGCCTTGGTTTTGTCGCGAGCGATGATGTCGAGCACGAGCTGCTTAGACGCCACGAACCATCACTCCTTTTCTGCTAGGTCAGTTTCAAGACAAGTTGGTCACGCTCGGCCAGTACCCGAGCAACGGATTTCAGACGGAGCAGTTCCCTGTACGAGATGCGGTCGCGGAACTGATCGGGGTCAAGCGGTGTCCCGAAGTAGTGCGCGAACCAGGGAAGCCAATCCTCTAGGTCGGACTCTCGCTGCTCGCGGACCCAGTAGGGTCCGCTTCGTTTACCTCGGGCTCTTCTTCAGGTTCGTCACCGACGAGTTCGTTTTCCAACTCAAACAAGTTGAACTCGTCGAGCACTGTGAGCCAGTCGATGTTGTCGCCCGCGCGCTGGCACGCCAAATACCAGGCGTACCCGCGTGCGCGCCCATCTCCGGCGTCGACGAGTTGCAGCCATTCCAGCGGCAGGTAGCCGGTGATCGATTTGAGTTCGTCGGTTTCACGGATCGATATTCGGCGCAGGTCGAGATCGCGCTCGATGGTTCCACCGTTGTCGTCTGGATACTTCAGCTTGATTGTGACGTCGAACATTCTGTGCTCTCCCTTGGTTGTGCTTCTGTCAGATGTTGCGTAGTGCGCTGTCGATTGCTCCTTCGACCTGTTTGAAGATGCGTTCTCTGTGTTCGGTGATCGGCTTGTCGAACCAGCCCGGTGTGACCGTTTGCGCGACCCACGCTTTTCGGTTGCCGAAAACGGGATGCCGCCACGAACCCTTGTTCATTGCTACGGGTAGCGCGGTCTGGTCGGCTGGCATTCGTGAACCCTCAGACTTCACTGTGAGCTGGTTGCCGCTGCCGCGAGTCCGGTTCACCACGCGCACTGTGCGCGCCACCGATTCGCGCAGCCCGGAACGGCGCAGCAACGAGTTGTGCGCCTTCAACGTCAACGGCCCGGAGCTTCGTGCCGAGTTGTAACGCGAAGCGCGACCGCCGCCGCCGCTGCTACTTGTCGAGAGCCCTTTGACTTTCGTGCGCTGCGCCTGCACCAGCGGTTTCACCGCCGCGGCAAGTTCCTTGCGGAGTTGTTTACGCAGCTCGTCTGGGAGCTTGTTCTTCAGCTCCGTCATCTTCCGGTCAAGGTGCGTGGCGTCAACGGTGATAGCGATGGACTCTGACCTGGTGCGAACGCTTGCCATCGTGTTCTCCCTATTGCAGATGCCGCGGCGCGACCGGGAAGGGAGGCGACCCAGCCACGCCGCGACGGTTTACAGGGTGGTGTCGGTGCTCATGTAACGAATCTTGGGAAGGTTCCCTGACTCGTTATCGCGCCACGTCCAGTTGAACGTTGACTGCAATTCACCGGGACCATCGACGCCTTGGATGTCGCCTTCCCACGTCACGTTCGGAATGTCGATCGCGAACGTTGGGAAGTAGGTCGACGCGATAGCGACCGGATCAACCCATTCGAAGATCACCGAGTTGTTCGTCAACGCGATCAACCAGTCTTGGATGGCCTTGCCGGATGCTGCGGTCCAGTCGACTGTGACGGAACCGGAAATGTTCGCGGGACCGTTCAGCACTGGTTCAGCTTTCAACCCGCTGTTCGACGAGACGTAGTCCTCGGTGTCGTGCGGTCGCTCGATCGTTGCCGACATTGACCGAATCTTGATCGCGGCTTCCGACGAGTAGGTGCCAGCCTTGAACACCATCTGCCCGCCGTGGAACGGCTTAACGCCAGCGTCATGGGAGACGGTCGCGAGGGTTTGAGTGTCGTCGAACTTTTGCGCGTCGACCTGGAGGTTCGCTTGCAGGACTCCGCCGACCTCGCACGAGAACTCCGCCGACGTGATCTTGCCGCCAGTGATTTCGTGGACCTTCACGGTGCCGTCACGCTGCGGGACACCTACCTGGCCGGTGAAGCTTTTCCCGAGCGTATCCGCCAGCGTATGGGTCTGCAAATATGCGGCGGTGGCTGCTTGCTGAGTGGGTGTAACGGTTCCGCCCATCAGCGTGTTCAGCAGAACACCCATCCGCTTGTACGGAACATCGATCGCGTAGGTGCCGTTCGCGCCTTGGTACGTCTGCACATAGTGCGACGCGACTGGACCGTAGCCGCCAGTCAAAATGCCTTCGCCCTGCACGCGGTTCGGCAGGAAGTTGTGCGACGCCGACCGCATCTTCACGAATCGGTTAGGTGCGATGCGCGTCCCGTAAACGGTCTCGGCAGCTACTCCGAGGGAGCCTGCCATTCCTGATCCAACAGCCATGACTAGCTCTCCTTCGTTTCGTCGGTTCCTGCTTCGGTTTCATCGTTGGTGGTCTGTTTGCCGCCGACGACTTCCCAGATTCGATCTTCGCCCTGCTCGCCGGTCTGCCAGTAGGTGCCGGTGTCCCCGGCTTCGATCTGTTCGCCGACTTTCACCAGCTGGTAGCGGCCATCGACGAACACCGACTTGTCGGAGTCCGAGACGTTGCGATAAGTGGTGGGCTTACTTCTTGCCATGACTGCTCCTAGATGTATTCGGTGATCGCCTTGAAATGGACGGTGAGGATCGCTTCGACCCAGATCCCGGATTCCTCGTATGCGCCCTGGCGGAGCTCCACGTCGGCCCGCATGAACTGCGGGTCCATTGGCGCGTCCACATTGACCGAAGGGTTCGCGGTGAGCGCGGCCATGATGGTTTCGACGATCAGGTTGCAGCGCGTTCTTGTGCCAGTGAATGTTGAGTCGCCGGACTGGACAAGCACCGATACGACGAGCTGTACGGATTCGTCGCGTTCGGAGTAAGGCATCGAATGCCAGTCCGTTTCGGCGCGCCCGGTCAATTCGTCGTCGAGGGTTCCACCGACTGTGACGCAGGGAGCTGGGTCGTTGCGGATCGGAACGGTGTCAGCGACGTTGACTGTGAAATCGGTGAAGGCCGCGAACTCGCTGCGAAGTAGCGCCAGGAGGCCGTCGTGGATGTGGAAGATAATCACGCGAAGCCTTCCTGGCTGAACGGCGCGAGTAGCTCCTTAACCCGGTTCGGGAACGAGTAGCCGGTGCCCGACGACCATTGGCCTTCGGCCAGCGGCAGCCCGGAGCCTTTGGAGCCGCGCTGCGTCTGCCACAGGTGCGACACCATCTGCTTCACCGCGTGCTGCGCCAACGCCAACTTGTCGCCGGTCAAACCTGCAACGTACTCGACCTGGACCGCGTTGATCCCTGCCGCGAATGCTGCCGCGCTGTGGCCGGACAGTTTGTCGACCCATTCGCCGCCGACGCGCAGCCGGTATTGAGCCGGGTCCAAAGCGACCCCGAACTCGGAAACGTCGGTGATCGACAGTGCCAGCGGTGAACGCAGCGCGATGCTTCCCTGACCGCTGCTGGTGTCGTGTAGCTCGGTGACTTCGACTGGCTCCAACTGCAAGCCTGTCACTTCGCGAACCGCCGCGGTCGCCACGCGCACGAAGTCGCGCAGCTCTTCTTCGTCGTCGGACGACGTGATGTTCAGGAACCGTTTAGCTTCGGCCAGCGAAAGGAACGCCGACCCATCGGAGACCACGAAGTTGTCGACGAACGCTGAAGCGTTCGCGCCGGTCGCCACCCACGACACCTTGTGGAAGCCAACAAGCGTCGGTGTGTACGTCGCCTGATAGCTGCCAGTCGCTGGCGTTGTGACGGTCGGTGTGGCCGTTGTGGAGTCCGGCAGGGTGATCGTGCATGTGACAGTAGTCGCCGCGGCTGGAGCCCCCGCGGAATCCGTAACCGCGACAGCCAGACTTGCGACGTCACCCAGATCGATCATGCCCGCGGACGTCGCTTCGGCTTGACAGCAGCGGTCTCAACGTCAGCATCAACCGCCGCCGTTTCCACTGGCTGCGTGACGGCTGCCGCTTCCACCTTCGCCGCGGCGCGTTCCTTGTCGGCTGGGACAGCGAGGCCAGCAGCCACGAGTTCAGCGCCTTCCGGTAGATCAACCACGGTGCCAGCGGCCGGCCAGTCGACGCCGTCGCGTGTGCCTGAGATTTGCGTTTTCAATTCAACGAGCATCTGTGCTCCCTTATCGAGACGGACTAAGCGGTCATTCGTGGGCAGGGACCGCGAAGCCCCTGCCCACTAGATGACGGCTTAGGACGCGCCACCAGCGAAGTACTTAACCGCGCCAGTCGTATCCACCAGGTCGCCGTCAGCGCGAAGGATCGCGCGGTACGTCACCAAGTCGGAGTTGAAGGCGTAGTCATCTGAACGCTCGAAACGAACGCCATTGACGAACCGGACGAAGTACTGCGAGAAGTCACCGAACAACACCGACTTCGCCGACGTTCCAGTCGCAGCAACGTTCGGATCCGTGCGAACCGGCTTACCCAGCAGGGTGTCCGGAACACCGATTTGCAGACTCGGCTGCCACAGGTACTGGCCGTCAGAGTCCTTGACCTTCCGGATCGTTGCGACCGTGGAATCACGGAGCAACCAACCGCAGCTAGGTGAGTTGCGGTACGGCCCAATGACCGAGTGGTACAGGTCGATCAGGTTGTCGAAGTTCGGAACACCCGCAACCGACGTTGCACCAGTAACACCGAGAGTGGAACCAGTGACGACACCGTTCGGCTGCGCTGAACCTGAACCGGTGATCGCATGAACACCGAACGCGTTACCGATCGCACGACCCGCCTGCATCGACAGGTAGCCCTCGAGATCAACCGACGTATCGGTGAGAAGCTCGTTCGACACCTGCAGCAGAACCGCGTACTTGTACGCATCCAACGGAACCTGCCCGAACGTCGGATCAGACTCCGAGATCGCAGCAGCCTCAGCCGTCAACGCACCCGTCGAATGCGCAGTCGTCTTAGGAATCTGGATCTGCTCACCACTGGTCGTGTTGAGCACCGTCGGGCCAGCCGCGAGGATGCCGCTGACCTCGATCAGGTGAGCCATCAGCTTCTCGTAAAAGCCGATCTTCACCGTGTTCCCACCAGCACCAGCCGACAGCTTCGACAGGTCACGGAACTCGGCAGTTCCCATCGGGCGTTCACTGCGGACAGTGAAACCCTTCGGGCCTTCACCCGACGCCCATGCGCGGATCTCGTCGCCCTGCGATGGGGCTTCGCGATCCTCTGGCTTGTCGAGGATGCTCCGGAAAGAAGCCTCCACGTCAGCGGCGCGCTGCAGATCGTCAGTGAACGCCTTGATGCGTTCGTCGGCTGCGTCGAGCGTCGCCGACATAGCGCGATACTGGCTGTCCTCTTCCGCTGTGAGCTCGCGGCCCTCAGCATCAGCGTGATCGAGGAGACCCTTGGCCTGCTCCCACACATTTGCGCGCTGCTCTTGCAGCCGCTTGATGTAATTCAATGACATCGCAATCAGCCCTTTCTCGGCATGGCGAATAGCCCCATCACGGACGTGTGGGGCTTCGTTATGGATTGGGTTGTGGCGGTGGGTTTCGCCCTGCCGCCGGGTACTGCTACTTGCGCCCGAGAAGTTCCAGGCGCTTGTGTTTCACCGAATCCGTACGGTGGGTATCGCCCTGCCGCCGATCGGAATCTTGGGAGCCCAGGTCAATGACGACCGGGGCATCTGCACGCAGGAGTTCACCGAGTTGGTTCGCGGCGGCGGCCTTCGTGATCGTGTCGAGTTCAATGGATCGATGCTCAGCCAACGACCGCAGTCCACTCGAGGTATCGAGGTACGCCGGGGAGATCACCGGGGCGACATCGACCAGCTGAATGGACCGCAGGATGCGCAGCGGGAACCCGTGTTCGGTGAAGTCCCACTCATCGTCCATGGTGCGGAACGCGAACGACGAGTGCGCCAAGTCTCCGCGCTCGGCAAGCGCGACACAGTTGCGCGCATAGTCGGTATCTGGGACGGGGCATTCGTAGTCCAGGCCAACATCGTCGGTGCGCAGCGTCAACGTTCCCGACGACACACGACCGAGTAGGTATTGGTCGTCATGCTGGAACCGGCACAGCACGTCAACGCCATCGCCGAGGGACTTATCAACGAGCCCGTCCGCGCAGGTCTCGACGTAGCCGCCAAGGTTCTGGGACAGGGTGTTGAACTTCAGCGCGTAGCCGCCGAGCGTCTTAGCTTCCGGGGCTCCGCGCAGTTCCACGGTTCCCGCTGTTGAACGCTTCTCAATCATGGTGCGACCTCCTCGGTCGTGGCTTTAGCGCCCGTGCGCTGGTTACCGTGCATAGCGAGCCATTCCGCTTTCTGCTCAGGCGTCAACGGCTTGCGGTCCTCAAGTCGACGCGCCTCATCCAACGTGAGCGTGCCTGTACGTAAACCGATCTCGTGAGTCTCGGCGCGAGTCTTCGTATCTGCGCGAATCGTTGCGTCGATGTTGAACTTCACGTACTGGTTCGCGGGCAACAACTTGTTGAAGTGATCTTCCACGCGGGTGAACCACGGGCGCATCGTCCGCGACGAGACCTTGATGTCATCCATTTCCACAGTCGCGTACGTCATCGACGAACCGCGTTCCCCGCCGACCTCTTCCGGCGGCACCCCGTAGATCGACGCGATCTGAGTAGCCGTCAACTTTGCCTGCTCGATGAAGCGGGCTTCGTCAGCTGGTACACCGATCGTCTTCAGGTCCCAGTCGCTACCGGTAACGAGAACGTCGCGGCCATCGACAGCGGCCTTGTACTTTGCCTTCACCTTCGTGGATTGCTCGTCGGTGAGAGTCTTCGCGGTGTTCTTGAAATGCGCCGACGGGATAGCACCGTTCGCGAACCAGTCGTGCGCAGTCTGCGACGCCGACGCGCCCGTCTCGAACGCCACCTTGAACAACCGGAGCGGCGATAACCCAACCCATCGGCCAGGAAGAGTGAACCAAGGAATGTGAACAAGGTCGTTCGCGTCGATCTCGCGGCCCTGCCAGTAGTAGATGGGCATCGAACCGGACTCGTCGACGCTGACTTCGTTTGGGGCGATCCACTCGCAGCCCACAGGGTCAGCGAGTCCGCGCCGAACGATCAGCCCATACGCGTTGCCGTAGGACAACAGCGAACTGATGCACTGGAACTTCCACGTGTGCAGTGCCCGTGACGGCGATGGGTCCGCAATCAGCTGCGGCTGGACCGCGAGGCGTTCACGTGAACCACTCGCATCCTCCGCGTATGCGTGCATCGGTGTCGCAGCGAACTGCTCAGCGATCAGCCGCTGCGCCGCGAACAGTGGGACCAGCCTCAGCGCGCTATCTGCCGACGAACCCAGAAGCGGAGACTGTGAGCCGACGCCGAACACGTCAGAGTAAGTCAGTGCACGCGATTCGCTGCGACGGAACAGGCTCACCGCGCTGCCCACAGCGACAACCCGAACACCGGAACCGCAGCCACCATCAAACCGACACCGAGCCCGACACCAGCCGGGAGCAAAGCGACAGCGAGCGCGACAATCCCCGCCGCGAACAACACAACCGCGAGAACGTCCAGCAGGGTCGTAACGAGTTCAGTCACCGTATGGCCCTCTCAGTAGATGGAATCTTCCACGTCATAATCAGCCGCGTTCAGCCACGCCCAATACGCGAAATTGATCGCCATGAAAGGACTGATATCAACCGAAGAATCAACTCGTGACCACTTCAAACCGTCACCAGACTTGCGACTAGCGATACCTGCAACCGCCGCGTCCAAAGCGGTGTCCGCGCGGTGGCGGAACTCCTTAGACGTCACAGCGCCTGTTAGTGCTGTACCGGAACGCTGCACGTCTTTGCTTTCGAACTCGACCCATTCGATGCGGTCCATTTCGCGGAGGTCAGTCAGTAGCGCACCCACCGGACCTGAAGGATCAACATGCACTTTCCACACGTCGAGCTTCTTGCAGACCTCGGGTAGCCGTTCGAACAACCAGTTCACGCCACGCTGATGCTCGATGACTTCACCGACCGCGTAGCCGTCAACCGACGTGCCCACAACACCGATCGCCGACGACACGAGACCTGGAGACGCATCGATCGCCAGATACTCTTCCGCGGCTGGTGCCGCTTCCTCGTCCGCGCACCACGACCACGTTGTCGGATTGAGTTCGTCCTCGGAGTCGGGTTGCATATTGTCGACCCATTGACAGAGCACTTCTGTGCGGAACACTTCGTCCGGTTCGTGCGCTGCCGCGGCGATGGTGCGTTCCGCGATGGTGTATCCCATCGACGGGTTCGCTTGAGCCCACGCAGACCGATCGTATTTGTCGCAAAACGGTGGCGCCGAATACTCGAACAGCGCGACCGAATCGTCACGCTCACCACCGTCGGGAAGCTCACCGAGCGACGAGTCACCAACGATGCCGTCCGGGTCACCGAGCGTGGCGTGCGCCATGCGGCGGTAGAACGCCAGCACAACGCTGGAAGCGTCGCCAGCATTTGAGGCGCCAACGATCAACGCGAACTCCCGCGCCATCGTCGTCTTCGTGACCGCCGCCCACGCCAGCCAATTGCGCTGCTCGCGCAGCTCGTCCAGGAGCACCAAGTCACCTGACAGGCCGCGGCCAGCAGAACGGTTCGCCGCTTTCACCTTGTACTTTTCGCCGCCATGCAGCTCGAGGAATCGCTTCCCGTTCGTCTGCGACACCCTCTTGACTTCGCCAGCGAGCTGCTCGCAGCCTTCAGCAATATCGACTGCGCCCTGCCACACTTCCTCGGCGACGTCCAAGTCCTGCGCCGTACCAAGCACGAGCTTGACGCCTTGCACATACATGAAGAACAGCGACAGCATTTGCAGGAACGTCGACTTCCCGTTCTGCCGCGCCACCAGAACGATCACAGTTCGGAAACGCAGACCGCCTTCGGGACGTAGCTCCAGCAAATGAATCGCCAGCCAGCGCTGCCAAGGGATCAACTCGATCCCGAGAACGTCGGCTGCGAACTCACAGAAGTCAAACCCGAGCGACGTCTTACGTGTCAGCCTGCGAAGCGGTGGGGTGAAGATTCGTGGCTTCTCACTTCCGAGAAGCGGTCTTGCCACCTGTAATGGACGTGAGGGACGCGCGCTTACGGAGGTCGTCGAGCTTGCCACTGACCTCTCCCTCGATGTCCAGTTCCTTTCGAGCCCCAGGAGTCATCCCTAGCTCGCGGAGTGTGTTCAACAGATGCGGTCCCAGGTACAACGCTTTCGTGACCTCCTGGCCTTCGCCAGTAGCCAGCGCAGCGTCGATGCGGCGCGCATACGTCAACGCCAAATCGAGCGCGGTCTTGTCGGTCGGCTTCAACCAAGTCGCTGCCGCGACGGTGGCCGTCAATGAGGCTTCTAGCTCGCCTAGTTGCGGCTTACGCGTGCGATGGGTGGCCCGTTTCGGGGGGAGATTTTGGGCAGG